AAAGATATTCCCATCCGGATATAATTTGCATGAGAATAGAAAGAACAAGGAAATTAAAAATAAGCTGCTTAGGGAATTCTATCAGACTATAACTGTGGATAATGCAGAATTAACAAATGAAATAATTTATGAAATATAGGAGGTTATATGAAAAAAGTTTATTGTTGTAATTGTAAATGGTACGAAGATTGGATTATTCAATGTAAACATCCAATGAATTTCACTTATAAAGATCATTTCTTCGGAATTAGTAAAGAGCGGAAATCAAGTCCAGCAATTATGAATCAAAAAAATAATTGTGAATTTTATAAACGCAAATGGTGGAAATTTTGGGTATAAAATGATGAAGAGTAATAAATTGTATTTGTTATTAGGACGTATTAAGAACCGTTATAAAAATAGATATAATGCTAAACTACCAACTCAAGAAATATTTACGGAGATTTATGAAAAACATAAATGGGGTATAGGTTCTGGCATAGGCTCTAATAGTCCACCTTATATCAATATGATGATTAATTTTCTAAAATCTGTAGGCAAAAAAACAATAGTTGACCTTGGATGTGGAGATTTCGGTGTAGGGGAAAACTTTATTGATTATTGCTCAGAATATATCGCTATAGATATTGTTCCAGAATTAATCAATAAACTCCAATCCCGCTATATGGAAAAACATATAAAATTCCTTTGCCTGGATATTGTTGAGGATAATCTTCCAGACGGGGATATTTGTCTAATTAGGCAAGTATTTCAACATTTATCCAATATAGAGATTATTAAGGTTCTATCAAAACTAAAGAAATATGAGACTATCTTCATAACAGAGCATCAACCCGATATATGTGCGATTCCAAACAAAGATATGGTTCACGGTAACGGAATTAGATTGTTTGATAATTCTGGAGTTTACTTGAATGAACCGCCTTTTAATGTCCAGAATTTAGAATTGGTATTGGAAGTTCCTGGAGTTGTAAAAATCATGGATATGAAATATACAATAGGGGCAATACGGACATACAAAATAAGTTATAAAAATAGGAGGAAATATGAATAAACTATTTTATGCTATATTAATCCTCTCCTTTATTGCATTATACGGAATTTTATGGTGGGCAATCTGCGAATTATTGGGAGGTTTTTGAATGAGTCAACAGAACTTTTATATTGAGAGAGATAGACGGATTAGGAAGGAATATAAGGAGCTTATTAAAGATGGCAAAATACAGAAAACAAAAACGCAACAACTATTAGCCGAAGAAGAAGGCTTAACTTTATCAACGATTAGGAGGATTCTCTACAAGAAGAATGGCAATCAAGTTGAGTAATAAGTAGATGTTCAGCGTTCCCGCTTAATTCTTACTTTCCCTTGGCAATTCTTTTCTTTATCCTCTCCCCTTGACAAAGACTTGATAATCACATATTTGAGTATGTCTAAAGAACCAATAATTTTCATAGGTAGGATTAAAAGGTTAGCCAAGAAGATAACTCAATCTAATAACATTGATGTAATACTTACAATCGAGGTCTCAGACTATCCAGAAATAAAAGCAATGGTGATAAAAGAATTGGCTGATATGGAAGCTGAGGAATGCTTTGACATTGTTATCAAAGAGCAGGAAGGAATCAATGGATAAAGATATAGCATTCAAATCAAAGCCAAGACTCAAGAAAGGAAGTCTCGTAGATATTGAACTATCTGATAAAGTATTCAAGACAGGCAGACCTTTAATAGTCAAGAATCCCAAAGAAATGGAAGATAAATTTGTAGATTATCTACAATGGTGTGAGGAAAATAGTAAACCTTTGACACGTAGTGGAATGACTTTATTTCTTGGGTTTAGTTCTATAGATTCGCTTCGTGATTATGAAAAGAAGCCAGAGTTTTCCGATTTAGTAAAGACAATGCTCACATTTATAGAATCTTATTATGAAGAGATGGGGCAACAGAAAGGCTCAGGGAATTTCCCCATATTCGCATTAAAGCAATTTGGATGGTCTGATTATCGGAAGGTGGAACATAAACATGAGAGCAGATCCCTGGGAGCGGTATTAGTTCTAACAGATGAGAGTAATAGCATGAATGATTTAGTGGATGCGGAAGTGGAGGATGTTATTAAGAAGAAGATAACACGAGATAGGAAGAAGAAGCATGAATCCCAAGAGTAGAGCAAGATATAGGGTATGGCATTGGGTAAGGAATGGAATAACAAATCCCAGGACGATAGCAAGAAAAGAGAATCTAAAGTTGCAATTAGTGGAACAAGTGATTGAAGACATAAAGCAAGAAGGGTTACTGAAGATAGTGCAGGATGAATATAGGCTGAAGGTTTAATTATGAAAATTAATGTAAGGAGGTGTAAAATAAATAATAAAACAAAAGTATATAGTTGCATAAAGGCAAATTATTTACAAGGTCATAAAGACATAGCAAATAAATTAAAGATGCATTGGGTAGATGTGATAGATGCTTGTGAAGATTTAGAGCGTGATGGATTGGATATAGGTGATGCATGGAGATTAGAATATATGGATATGCAGTTTGCTAATAGTTGTGAGAAACCAGAATGGATAGTATAGAACACATAAAGGGATTGATGGAAGAGATAGACTTATGTCTATTGGAATTAACTATGGCTAATAAAGAGGTGAAGAATAATATTGGTAAAAGAATAAAATCTGAAGAGGAAAGTATGGATAGAGCGGAAGAGAAAGGTAAGAATATAAAGAGTGGAGAGGGAAAACTTATGTTACGATATGCAGAGGAAAGGATAAGATACTTTGATGGGTTACAACAAGAATGGGATAAGACGGTATACAGATGGGAAAAGATGTAATGGAAAGAAAGAACGGTAGGGAGAGAAGGCATAGAAAGGTTATAGAATTAACAGAGTATAAAAGAAATAGGAAGAAGGGAATCTTGGAGAAGAGATACAATTGTAGTATGATTAGAATACAACGGGGAATGATATGATTGCATTTGCAAGAGTAGTCAAAAAGGTGTTCAAGAAAGTGGGGGACTTTCTCTTCAAACCAACGTCCGATAAGATGTATTATGTAAACCTCAAGCCATTATTAAGCAGAAGTGGTGAACAATCCCTATTTTTAATGGTTATCCCCCTTCAAATGGTTCTCAAAGTGTTGAAACGCCATATCATTGCCCTAACGCATAAAGCATTTCAAAAAGCCTTCTTCTCCCCCTATTTCAGCAGAAAAATTCAAAAAGGGGTTATATATGGATAAAAGTAATCTTTTAATCGTTTATGATGGTAATTTAACCCAAAAGGTTGAAGAAGAAATCAAAAGGCTAATAAATATGCTTGATAAGGACGAGACAATTATGATAAACAAAGAATTTGCTAATAAAATAAAGATAATTCCTATAAGTATGATTTTCGAGGAAGGTTTTTATGGGTAAATTGCCTTGTTATATTAAGTTTTTAAAAGTTAATGATGGACTTTGCATAGTTACGGAAAAGATTGTCTTCCATATAGATAAAAGCCATCCCCTTTTTATGTTAACGATATTTAAAGTGCTATTAAAACAAGTATTATGGAGGATAACAAGGATATAATGCGGTTCAACCCAATTTATTTGCCAAGGAGACTGTAAATGGATGAAATTATAAGTGTTTATCCAGAAGAGAAAAAAATTATTCTACATCCCTATCAAAGCAAAATAATGCGGTCAAAAGCTCGTTTCCTTGCATTGATAGCCGGAACAGGTGGAGGTAAAACTTTCACTGGTCCAATATGGCTTCAACAAGAAATAGTTAAACATCCAACTGGTGCCTTTATGATGGTTGCACCAGTAACGAAAATATTTGAAAGTAAAACATTACCAGCTCTTTTGGAATATTTGGATAAAATTGGTGCTGAATATGAATATAAGGAACAAAAAGGAGAAATTAGATTGGATTCTGGAGGTAAAATTTTTGTTCGTTCCGCTGATAAGCCTGAAACTTTAGAAGGTCCAACATTACATGCTGTCTGGGCAGATGAAGCAGGACAAATGAAAAGAAAGGTTTTTAAAGTTTTGAAAAAGAGAGTTGGATTTTTTAGAGGACGTATTTTATTCACTACAACCCCATATTCAAGAAATTGGCTTTATAAAGATTTTTATAAAAAATGGAAAGATGGCAATAAAAATTATTTTTGCGTGCAATTTTCCTCTATTGCAAATCCACATTATTCCCGTGAAGAATATGAAGATAGAAAAAAAGATTTATCACCAGAAGAATTCGCAATGGAATATGATGGGCAATTTGTCGAGAAGAGAGGATTGGTATATAAAGAGTTTACAGAAGATATGATTATAGAACCTTTCGCGGTTCCACTCGATTGGAGAATGATAGCGGGTATAGACTGGGGATATAACCATCCGTTTGTTTTTAGCTTGTGGGCTGTTGATGGGGAAACTGATATTAATTATAATTGTGGGGAATATTATCGAAGGGAAAAAAGTTTAGCTGAACACGCCCTTGAGATTAAGAATTTGGTAGGTGATAGATCAGTCAGTGCTTATTACGACCCTGAAAATCCGCAGGCAGCCGAAGATTTAAAAGAAGAGTTGAATAGAATCAGTTGTTTTAACGTTTTTTTAAATCCAGCACAGAGAGAAGGGAAGACTTGGGTCAATGATGGCATCAGATATATCAAATCCTTAATGTGGCAGGGCAAATATAAGGTTTTCAATACATGCAAGCATAATATCGATGAAAAGAAGACTTATCATTGGCTCACCCGGCCGGATGGGGTCGACTATATGGATAAACCGGTGATGAAAGATGACGATGTCCAAGCTGCTGAAAGATATTGTCTCTATTCGGAAAAGAGAACAGCATTGCAGTTTTATATGGTTTAGGAGGATAGATGTTTGAAGGAATAAAATACGATATTGCTGAATCGATAAATAAAGTGGTAGGATCCATCAGTAGATTTGTGAATTATAATCAGAAAGGTGCATATCTGACGGATATATTCCCCCAGTATGGATATGGAGAGAAGTTAAAACCTGGGAATGTCCAATCTATGTTAAACTCTTTCACGGGGTGGGGTTATAATTGTATAGATGTCAGGGCGACAAAGGTGGCCTCGACTCCTATGAAGGTTTACAAACCCACAGAGTATGAAGAAATATTAATCAAAAAACATTTATTTTATGATTTAATAAAACATCCTAATTCTTATATGTCCGAATATGAGTTTAAATATTTGGCACAGGCATATCTGGATATTTGCGGAAGTGCTTATATTTATCCAGCTAAAAATAAGTTCAATAGGCCAATCTCATTGGAATTCCTACTTCCGCAATATACGAATAAAATTAAGAGAGATGGTGAAATTATTTACACATATTCAGGGACAGAAAAATATCAAGAGTTCAAAAAGGATGAGATAATACATATTAAATATCCCAATCCCTCGAATCCACTGGAAGGGTTGTCCCCAATGGTTGCTGCAAGGATGCCGATTAATCTTGTGTATTATATGGAACAATTTTTATTGTCTTTACTGGCTAATCGTGCAAGACCTGACATAATTTTGTCCACACAACAGAATATTGGAGAAAATGAGGCAAGAAGAACGGTAATGTCCTGGAAAAAGCAGCATAGCGGGATCGACAAGGCTGGATCGATTGCGGTCATGGGTCATGGCTTGGATGTAAAGACAATTTCTCTTTCCCCTACTGATATTCAATTCCTTGAATCCAAAAAGCAGGCATTCAAAGAGATTTCAGCGGCATATAAAGTCCCGATTTGGAAACTTGGGGAAACTGAAGGTGTGAATAAATCCAGTGCTCGTGAATTAGAACATTCGTTTCAAAGAGATACCATTTCTCCACTTTTGAAGATTAGGGATATGTATATGACTAATGATATTATTTCCCTTTATGATAAAAGTTTGATAGTAAAATCCGATAATGTAATCCCTGTGGATATAGAATTCGAACATAAAAAGGAAATGGATTATGTGAAGGCTTTGATTTATTCACCTAATATGGTTTTGGAAAAGCATGGTGAGAAACCTGTTAGTTGGGGCAAGACTCCTTATGCCCCATTTAATTATGTTCAAATAAGCGGAGAAATATCTAAATCACCATCAATCGGGGGAGGAGCAAAACCTGGGAAGAACCCCCCCAAAATGTTGAATTATAAAACAATGTCTATTGAAAAAAGAAAAGAATTCAGGCAGAAGCTTCTCGACATGCATTTGAAGCGCCACGATAAAAATGAGAGATTGATGTTGAGTAAGGTGGTTGATTTTTTTGGTAAACAAGAGAGGGAAGTTTTAAAAAATCTAAGGAAATACGGGAAAGAATATAAACAGATGGAAATTTATTTACCCCCACAAGCGGAAGAGGATGCCAAGCTTTTGGCAATTATGACTACTTTAATTAAAATGAATGTTATCGAAGGTGGGGAATCTCTCATTGAGGATTTCAACTTGGGGATTCCATTTGATGCGAATTCAGAATTTGTAAAAGAAGCTTTTAGGAAGAGAGCAAAATTAATCAAAGATATTAATAACACAACTTTTAAAAAGATAAAAACATCATTAAGTGAAGGTATCAATAACGGTGAAACCATGAAAGAATTGGCTGGGAGAATTGAAAATGTATTTGGAGAAGCAAAAGGCTCAAGAGCAATGAAAATTGCCAGAACGGAAACCAATGCGGCATTGAATAGTGGCCATCATGAGGCAATGAGACAGGCAGACAGAGAAAGACATGAATGGATTACTTCTCATGATGAGAAGGTGAGAGATACGCATGAAGCGAATGAAATGGATGGTTGTATCCCAAGAGAGCAACCTTTTAGTGGGACTGGAGAGATTTCTCCAGGTGAACCTGATTGCAGGTGTAATGAAATTCCCTGCCTTGAGGACTTTTAGGAGGTATATATGAATGAAATTTTTTATAAGGAATGTAAAATAGAAGATATAAATACAAAAGATAAAACTCTGGTGGTTATAGCAAGTGATGAAACGGTTGATAGGAAGAATGAAATTATGATGGCGAATGGATGTCAATATGGAGATTATATTCCTCTCCTATGGGCGCATAATAGAACAGAAATTTTGCCTCCAATTGGTAGGATAATGTCCGTAAATAAAAGAAATAATCGGGTTAAAACAAAAGTGCAATTTGCAGAAACAGAATTTGCAGAATCAATTTATAATCTCTATATATCTGAACCACCTATGTTAGAGAAATTTTCAGTTGGATTTATTCCAAAGAAAGAGAGAAAGCCCACTGATGAGGAAGTCAAGAAAGGCATAACAAGGATTGTAGAGAAATGGGAACTTCTTGAAGTCTCAGCAGTTCCCATCCCAGCGAATCCCAATGCATCTGTTGATAGGGAAATGAGAACAAGAATTAAAGATGCTATTGATAATGGAGAAATCCGATTGCCTGAAATGGTGTATAAGGACTTTGGATTCGAGGAATTAAAAGAAGTGGGTTCAAAAGAAGAAGTTAAAGTCGGAATCAAGGAGGAAGAGGAAGATTTACTTAAAGAATTTGAAGAAATTGGTGAAGAAAATTCAAGAGAACTTGAAAAAATGATTAAAAAGAATTGGAATGTAATTGTTGGAGAAGAAGAAATAAAGAAAAGTGAATTAAAAGGAAAGTTAGATGCTTTAAAAGAAATAGAGGAAAATCCTCTTACTCCAGAAGAAATTGCCGCAATAGAAAATATAGAAGAAAAACCTTTTACAAATTTCCATTCTTGTGATATATCTGATAAGAAATATCCTAAATATAGGATTGTAAAATGTGAAAGAAAACATAAAGGCAAATGTATTGATGTCAATTATGGAATCTTAAGCCCGGATAAGAGTGAGATAAGTTCTCTGAGATATTCAATAGATATTTGGACAGAAGCTTCTGCAAAAGCACATTGTAAGGGAGAAAAGGGCAAGTTTATAGCAGCTACAAAGGAAGCTAAAGCGGAGAAATACAAATGCGAATGCATAAAGTGCGGTCATAAACTTGAAAGCGAAAAGCATTGTAAAGATATAAAATGTCCAAAATGTGGTGGTGAAATGCGCAGAGTGGGACATCCAGGACCTGGGAAAGAGATTGATATATCTCATACGTTGGAGGATTATAAACTTATTTATAATAAAGAGACCAAAGAATATCACTTTAAGTTAAAAGAAGAGGAAGATAATATAGATATAGTTGAACCGACAATAACCTTTGAAGACAATCCGCAAGAAGAAGAGAAAACCGAACTGGAGAAATCAGAGGAGAGCGAAGATGTTAAGAAATTGGCCAAGGAATTGGCCAAGGATTTCATTGATAGCTTCCTTAGAGATTTTAGGAGAGATTATCTCGGAAAAGTGGATGACGATTGAATCTACGAGGAGGTAGATATGGATATTACTAAAGAAACTCTGAAGAAAGAATTTAAGGATGATCTTATGCCTGAGTTTAAAGAAGCTATCTTTGCGAGTGATGAGTTCAAAAAGATGCTTGAGGTACAAGATAAGAAAGAAGTTCTTCCTGCAGAAAAAGTGAGAGAACCTGCGAAGTTTTCCCGTTCTGCTGAGTTCATTAGAGCATTGAAGCGGAAAAACTTTGATAAAATCAAGGAAATACAGAAAGAGACATTCGCAGATTATAAATATGATATGGGGATAGAAGAGAAGACTCTGACAACTTATCTGACCGAATCAGATGATGCACAGGGTGGATTTTTATGTCCAATCGAATGGTATCGAGAATTCTTTATGATCCCGCAAACAGGCTTTGGGATTGCAAGACGAGATTGTAATGTGGTGCCAATGACAACCTATAGCATGAATCTACATCATCTTACCGTTATGCCTGCAACGCACTGGATCAACGCAGGTGTTGATTTGGCATATAGAAAAAAGCATGTTACTAAGCCTAAAGTTGGACGGAAATCATTGACTCCTGTTGTGCAGGATGCCGTTATCGTTTGGGAAGAGGAACTTATTGCCGATGCGAATATAGCCCTTGTGAGTTTTACAACTGCAAGAGTTAGAGAAGCCTTTTTGAGAGGTGAGGATAATGCACTTTTCAATGGGAATGGTGGTCTTGGCATAACTGGAATTCTTAATGACGCATCTTGTCAAGTTATTCCAATGGATCCTGGGCATATCAATTTCGCTGACATCAACTTTGACGATTTGATAAATCTAATCGATGCACTTGGAACAATAGGAGCGGAAGGTGGAGCAAAGTTTTACTTCCACTATAACATACTAAGTCATCTAGGAAGGGTAAAAGATCTTCAAGACAATTATGTTTGGGATTCACCAAGAGGAAATATCCCTGGCACAATTTGGGGATACCCCTATGTGACTTCTCCAGTGATGCCCAGCAATGCAGCCAGTGCTCCTTCAACGAAGTTTGTTATATTTGGGAATCTTAAAGAGGCAGTGGCATTGGGTGATAGACAAACATTAATCATAAAGCTTCTCACAGAAGCGGTTATTGATGATATAAGTCTTCCCCAATACAACTTAAACGCTTTGAAATTCTGGGAAAGATTGGACATTGAAGTCATCCTTGGCGATGCTATTGCAATCCTTGAAACTAAGGACGTATAAGGGGGATAACTATGAAACGATATATATTCGGATTAATGTTTATCAGTATTAGCTTGTTTGGCGTGAAATATGCCACAGACTATAGAAATTACACGCTTGCTGTCCCGATTTTTGACAAATCTTTCTATGAGTCTGATACTGTTTATTACACTCTTCCTGTTGCTGATACAACAATAGACACAAACTACTATGGAGAAGTGGATACTGTCATAAATGAGATATATCCTTGGTGTTCTGTATATGACCAAAATTCACAGGAAGGACTTCTTGATACTACAGCTACAGGGCCTACATATTTGGTCTATGATAGATGGGCGATGGAAGATTGGGCGTTTTCATTCTATATTGAAGAGTTAAATAAAATCGAAGATACTGACAGCGTTTCGGCTGACATCCAATATTCGCACGTGCCAGATGTTGCATGGACTATTCCTTATGGTTTGTGTACAGATGTGGACGCAAGTGATAATTTAATGACTTACTATCCAGTAGATTACTTCGATAATTGGAAGCTATATAAATATGCAAGAATACGACTTATAATCACATCCGATAGTGTTCGAGTGAGAGGATGGCTGGTGGGAAGACAGATTGAATATCACGAACTTGTCCCACCCGGAAAATAAGGGGAATTGATTATATGGGGAAGGTGCACATTCCCCTCCTCTTAAGGAGAAATAAATAATGCCTATAATGGTTCAAATACTTGTAATATTGGGAGGATTAATGGGTATGTTTATGGGGGCTATACTTGCAACTGGGATGACTGGTGTATGGGTTAACTGGCATAAATCCCATAATCCGTAAAGGAGTGGATATGAAAATAGAACTTGAAACCAATTATTTTGTCAATGGTCTTCCATATAAGGCTGGGATTTGGAATTTACCAGAAGGGATTGTTAAGCAATTCAATCCCAGAGATTACAAAATTCTTGGTAAATCTAAAAAGAAAGGGAAAAAGACATCAAGAAAAACAAAAGAGATGAAAGTCAGTGATAAGCCTACAGGATACAGCGACAAAATTATAACCGCAAAGGACTTTGGAGTAAATAAGGAATGAGTCTAATACTGTTAGCAGATTTGAAAAACTTTATTCACATGAATGAGGTTTATGATGATGTGGGACTTCAGAGTATTATTGATGGTGAGGAAGCAGGGATAAGCGCATATCTCGGCTTTGACCTTATAGAAGTTGTTGGGGATATTGAATATCATGATGGAGATAGAAGCAATACAATCCTGCTTAATAACGGAGCGGTCACGGTAGCACCTACAGTTGATGTCGATTCAAATGGGGATTATACATATTCAACAAATTTAGTAGATAAAACAGACTTTGTCTGGTATCCCAATGGGGTTATCCAGCTCATTACGGGTGGATATTTTCCCAGAAGGCAAAGACATATTAGGGTGACTTATACACATGGCTATCTCGCTGGGACTCTTCCTAATGATATAAAAATAGCTCTAAAGAAGAAGATGGCAAATGTCTATCATGGCTCTTTGAGTGTAATAGAAATAGAATCGGAAACTCCATATAAAATCTATACCGATAAGGAAATTTATGGAATTCTCGACAGATATGCAAGGGTTCAAATCTGATGGTTGATATGAAGTTTGTGGGCATGACTGCCTTTTTGGGTGCTATGCAGAGAATGAAAAAGGCAATTCCCCAAGCCTCATTAGCATCTATGCGACAGGCAACTGAATATCTAAGGGGCTATATTGTCAAGCGCAAACTAAGCGGACAAGTATTAAAAAGAAGGACTGGAAGGCTGGCTTCCGATATCGGTAGAGAAGAATTCTTAATTGGTGGTGGTGCAGTTGGCAGAGTCGGATCGAACCTCAAATATGCCAGGATACACGAATTGGGAGGAACTATAAAAGCGACCAATGCACCTTATCTTAAGTTTCTTGTAGATGGGCGTTGGATAATGGTGGAGCAAGTTAAGATACCTGCAAGACCCTATATATGGCCTTCATTTCTTGAATCGACTAAGAAGCTTGGGGATATATTAGGCAAGAAATTTATAGCCGATATAGCTGCACAAGGAACGAGATTGATGGGAGGCCGATATGGATAAAGAAACCGCCTGGAATGAAGTTATAACGAGATTAGGAACTATAGCTGGAATTAAGAAAGTCTATGAGGGATATGTGGATTTGAATTCAGTCCCGCATTCGCATTATCCTTGCGTAATTGCAGAACCTATCTTTTCCGAGACAGACGAGGATTCTTGGGATATGGGAACCAGCTA